CGCACCATAGCCGTAACGCTGGCAATCCCGCAAAGCGACTTCACGACTAGCCTAGTAGACAGCAATAACAACGCGATCGTAACGGCTCCCAATTACCCAATCATCATGGGTTTGCAATGGATGGCTCGTGAGGAGCGCGGCGAGGAGCTCGGGCCTACCTCAGCGTTCAGCGAGGAGAAGTACCGGGAAGTTCTAGACGATGCTGTCGGAATCGAGAACGCAGAGCAGGGTAACACTGAAGACTTGATGCTTATCTAGTGCCAAGAAACGTCACACAAGCCGGCCTTCCCAATCATCAGCTAGCACCGCTGTCTATTGCGACTCCGGGAGCTCTCGGCCTGAATCTTCAGGCTCAGAATCTGGTGCTTGATCCGTCTTGGGCAATTGAAGCATACAACATGGTCATTGATGCTAATGGCCGGCCTGCCGCTCGAGGCGGGCTAACGTCAGTGACTGCAACACCAGCTGCCGGCAAGATCAGGAGCATATTCGAGCAGCGTACCGGGCCTGGTACGTCCACGATGATCATTGCATGGGATGGTGGAATTACTAGCAACGTGTCTGCTCCTGGCACGGATCTTGTGGGGACTATATCCAGCACGAGTAGCGGTCGCTGGTACTTCGTCAACTTTTTCGATAAGGCCATAGGCTTCCAGGCTGGACAGAAGCCCATTGTTCGATCTACTGGCACGTTCTCCAATATTGTTGAGTCTTCTGGTTCAGCGCCTACTGGCGGGGTAGGCACGGCGGCATATGGCCGTGTGTGGGGAATGAATGCAGACGGTCATACGCTGCAGTTCTGCGCATTAGGTGACGAAACAAACTGGGGTGCTGGAGACAGTGGTTCAATCGATCTGCGCAAGGTTTGGCCGCAGGGTAACGACACAGTAACAGCCATTCAGGCGTTTAACGGAACCCTAGCTATCTTTGGTACCCGTCAGATTCTGTTCTATGGGTCTACTAACCCATCAGTACTAGGGCTGGATGTCACTCAGCTGAAGATTGTAGACGCAATTGAAGGGGTCGGCTGCATCAGCCAGTGGACACTAGCCCCTATTGGCGGAGAGAAGGAGCAGTCCGATCTGTTGTTCTGCAGTCTCATTGGCATTCAGTCACTACAGCGCTTGCTAGTTAACCAGAGCCGGCCTATCTCACAGCTCAGTAAGCACGTTCGAGATGCGTTGATTCAAATGCTGCAGGCTGAGACGCCAAACAACATTACTGGTTTTTATTCTCCTACCAATGGCTTCTACGCCCTGTCGCTCCCCACTAGCGGCTACACGTGGGTTGCTGACATGCGCCACAGGTTCGAGGATGAAGACGGAGACGATGTAGCGCGCATGACGCGGTGGGCAATTGCCCCTCTCACTATGGTTGAGTTCTTTAACCGCACTGTCTACATGTCTAATGTGACCGGCACGGTTGCGACCTATGGAGTGGGCACGGACTACGGAAGCACGTTCCAAGTTCAGCTGCGCCTACCATGGATGGACTTCGGACAAGAGCTTGGTTCGCGTCTGAAAGCGCTTAAGCGTATAGGAGCTCTGCTCTACGCTCGCGTGTCTATCAACGTCACGTTTACCTGGTACGTCGATTTCGGTGTCTCGTCTACGGGCACGGCTGTCCGTAGCACTCCTACCGGTACGCTAGCTGAATGGGGTACGGGGCAATGGGGATTGTCAGAGTGGAGCGGCGGCTTACTGCTTACTCTACTGAACGCTGATGCGTCAGGCACCGGCCAGTATTTCTCTCTGGCAATTACAACTACATCAGATAGCAGTTTCGCGATCCAGCAAGCTAGCTTGTTGGCAAAGGTTTTGAGGCAAGCTTGAGCAATTACACACAGGTAACGTTCTTCGCGCCGAAAGACGCGCTGCTTTCCGGTAATCCTGCAAAGCTCATCAAGGGAGCAGACGTAGATCCAGAGTTGGCGGCAATTGCTGCTGCTATCGCAAGCAAGTACGACGCTACTAACTTCACGTTTGCTAACCCTACCGCTACCATTGGATTGAGTGCTGTTAATGGCACATCTACTAATCCAATGCGATCAGACGCGGCCCCTGCTCTGTCTCAAGCCATCAGCCCTACGTGGTCTGGCAATCACACGTTCTCCAACGCTATTACAGTTAATGGCGCAGGAAGCTCGTTAAAAGGCGCAGTAACACTCACTGCGCCTGCCAGTGGCCCCACACTGACTGTCACCGGTATTCAGGGTACTCATTCTCTGTTTGCTGGCCCTAATACCGGAGCTGGCTGGAATATTCAGTTTAATGACACTACCAATAGTGTCGCTAGAGGGTTCATCGGTATCGGTACAAACACGGTTGTAGGTGCAGCTGTTACCGATTTCGGAATAAGTCCCGGAGTTTCTGGCAGTGTTGTTATCGGGAACGCAAATGGCGGCGCCATTGCCACCCGTTTCGGCCCGAATGGCAACGTAACTATTGCTGCTCCAAGTAGCGGCACCGCATTAACTGTCACCGGCATTAACAACGGTCGTACCGCTGATTTTACCGATGGCACTGAGACACTCAGCCTACAATCCGACTCGTCTCATAATATGTTGGCTGGAGTGGTGGGTGCTCATTCTTTGGAGCTATTTACTAGTAACTCCATTCGCTTGATTGTCAATAGTGCTGGCAACGTCACAATCAATGCACCAAGTAGTGGCCAAGCCCTAACAGTAAATACCGCTAGCAGCGGAGCTGCTGGTATTCTAGTCAACAGTCCATCAACTAGTTTCCCGTCATATCTGCAGCTCAATGAGGGAGGTACTGCATATGGGTATGTTGGAGCGGATGCGGGCGGAAATCTAGTTACCGGCTCCTCAGCTGGTGATATGGTTGTTAGGGCCGCTGTTGGAGCTGCTGCGGGTACCCTGCGCTTTGTTACTTCTGCCACCGGCTCAAGTACACAGATGAGCATAGGTACAGCCGGAAACGTTACGATCAATGCGCCGAGCAGCGGCATTGCTCTTAGCGCGACCGGAGCAGCCAACTCCAACACAGCCGTGTTTACGGGAAGCGGAATTACTGGTCAATCTTTCGGCCCTCTAGTAGCTGCTGGCACTAACTCTTCTGATTATTCATTCCAAGTACGTAATGTATCTGGAACACAGACAGCTCTCAATATAAGAGGGGATGGCCTTACGCAGGCCGTTGACCAGGGTGGCTCGCTGCAGGATGTGGGGTGGCGAGGAACGCCGTTAAACCAGCAGTCCGGCAACTATACACTAGTCCTGGCTGATCGCGGCAAGACGATCAATTCTGCTGGAGCGTCCGCGACCATCACTATTCCTGCTAACGTGTTTTCCGGCGGTGATGTCGTCTCAATCCGCGTGGCTTCGGGCAATACGAACACGATCGCACAAGGGACCAGCCTCACGTTGTCCTGGGCCGGAAATGGTTCCTCGACAGGCAACCGCACGCTGACTGGCGAAGGGCTTGCAACGATCCTCTTCAGCAGTGCCACGGCAGCCACGATAAGCGGAGCCGGTCTGTCGTGACTGGCATTCTCAATATGCTGCTTGGCAGTGCAGGAATATCCACCAGCACATTCAACATTACCGCTGCCAGTATCACCGGGGCCGCACCCTCCGGCGCGGGATATAACGATGGCACTGCGGGAACCACCGGCAGCGCGGCAGGTTCAGTGTCCGCCTCCGGACTCGGGAGGGGGCATATTGCAGAAATTTACACGACAAGTGTTCCGGACGACCGCCTCATCGTAAAGGGATTCACGTCTGACCCAGGTATCAACTTCATCGTATCCGCCAAGGTGAATGGCACTTCGCGAACCGGTTCGGCGGCTACCTACTCGTATGACAGCACAAACGGTGCGGGGAAATGGGTGTGGAGTGGTAATGGTTGGGGCATGGTCACCGGCAATACCTACAACAACAATACGATCACGCATAATACCTAATGGCTGATCAGCAGCCGGTAGCTAAGGTCTCTCCGGACACACAAGGTGTAGACAATTTAGACACGTGTGCAAATGGTGTGTTGGGAAGCCTCGAGAAGTATAACGGCGAAGCTGCCGGCGTCATCATGCAGGGACCAGATGGCAAGTACTACAACACTGATCCAATAGACACGCCTCATGATCACTTCGGCATGCGGGTTCAGCTTCAAAAGGGATGGAAGATAGCCGGTATCTACCATACCCATCCTGGACAAGATGAATTAGGACAGTACTTTTCTACCAACGATCTGGCTGTTTCTGAGTCCCTGAAAGTCCCTAGCTACATTCGATTCCAGAAGGACGGTAGCGTTCGACGCTACACACCGGGCCAAACCAAAACACAAAACATGGCCCATGCAGGCGATAGGTTCGGTATGCGCGTTGCGCGCGGCGATGATCTATCCCCTCCTCCATCTACGCAGCAATCCGCTGCTACTCCCACCTCTCCAGCTGATCCAACGCAACCAAAAGGCTCCTAGCTGAATGGCCGATCCCACGGCTACCCCTACGGGTATCGATTTCTCTAATCTGATCGGTTCTGGACTTAGCCTAGGTGGGTTGGGTCTCGGAGCCTACAATCAGCAGCAGCAGTACAACTTACTGCAGGGTGCTCTTAAGACTATCGGGCCTACTAGCCTAAACGGCTACTCTCTGGCCGGGCCTGGTGGACTGTCTTCTGGCTACAACCCTAATGGTTCCGGTTCGATCTCACTCGGCTCGCTGAATCCGTCTTACGGTAACCTGGCTAGCGCAGCGGGAGGGAGCTCGGCTGCTTACAATCCTGGTCTACTCGCCGGGCTGACGGGCAATGCTGCTGGTACCTTGGGGCTGTCTACCGGAGCTCTGACCGGTGCCTACAGTAATTACAACGCTGGTATGGGCGCTGCGAATGCACAGTTAGGCAATCTCGGCGACTTTGGCACTAACTATAACAACCTGCTAAGCGCTTTCAGAGCGCAGTCTGCTCCAGGAGTGCAGCAGGCAGCCTACGGGCTGCAAAACACACTGTTTGGCAATGGAGTAGCTGATAGCACAGGGGCTGCATCTGGCAGTCTGGCCGCTCAGAACTTCGGCAGGGGTGTCGCGCAAGCTGACTCCACCAATCAGCTTAACGCGTTTCAGGCTGCTCTGGGCCAGCAGCAGGCAGCTGCTAGCAACTATGGCACGCTTACGAGCAGTGCTAACGGTCTGCTGACCAGTGCCCTGAACAACTTCGGCAACACAAACCAGCTGATCTCCGGGCTAAATACAGCGTCGCTGAACAACAGTCTAAGCGCTATTCAGGGAGCTGGAGCGCTGAACACTCTTGGACTGAACAACTACAACGCTGCCCTGCAAACTGGAGCTGCACAAGCAACGGCTCGCAATCAATCGCTGTTCCCGTATGCCTCTGTCGCTACCTCCCTGGCTGGTACACCGAACGCGAACAGTATTTTCGCAAACGGGCTGTCTACAGCCGGTAGCTCACTGAGTGGTAACAATAGTGGATTGTCTGGGCTGTTTAGCCAGCTGCTCAATAAGGGCGGTAACAGCCTGATCAATTCAGGACTCAATAGCCTATTTGGCGGAACTGGCTTTGCCTTAGACAGTGGCCTACAAAGCGGGGCTCTGAACGGCATCAGTGATACGGTCGGCTCTACCGTCGCTAGCGACAGCGCTGGTATCGCTGCCGGCAATGACGCCTGGCTAGGATCTCTCGGCGATAGCTCAGCGGGTTTTAGTGCCGCTGGCGGGGGAGCCGCTGCAGCTGGCACGGCTGGTGCTGGTGATGCCGCTCTAAGTACTGTCGGAACTGGTGCTGTAGACTCTGCCGCTGATTCCATGGCTGCGTCAGCTGCTAGCGAGCTCGGCGCCGAGGGCGGCTCTGATGCTGGAGCAAGCACGGTTGGTCTAGGTGTTGGCTTAGGGGGTGCTGCAGCGCTAGCAGGCGTTCTGGCTCCCGCCATTATCGGTATGTCTACGCCGGCCTTCTCTCTCAAAGCTAGTTGGTGGAACAATCTGCAGAACAATCTTAATAGTTCTGATCCGAATACTGCAGCGGTTGCTCGAGCTACTCTCGCTCAGCAAGCAGTCACTGATCCACAAGCACAGGCTTTGGCAGCTCAGTACGGTATCACTCCATTAATTCCGTATGCCTCTGGCACTAACTACGGCGGTACTGGATCGGGTCCTAATCGCAACAGAATGAAGGCATAAGCACAGATGGCGCAAGATCCTAACGGCGGACTTCCGATTGATCCTACTGTTCTGCAGGGTATGCAGCAGCAACAGCTGTTCGGCGATATGACGCAGGGATTTGGCGGGAATGCCGCTACTAGAGCTAACATGGGAGCTGCTGCTTCGGCTCTGTCGAGCCTTTTCCCATCTCCTCAGGTACAGCAAGCCCGGCAGACACAGGCAGCCCTGCGCGGTGCTCAGGTATCCCAAAATCCAGGGGAATCTGACGTAGACTATAGTATTCGACAGCTACAGGCGCAGAGAGACGCTGTTGCTCCGTTCGATCCACAGGCAGCTGCCCAGATGAATACTCAGCTACTCAAGCTCGGGCAGATGAAGATAGAACAGAGCCATTTGATCGCACAGGATCAGCGGGAGCAGGCTGAGTTCCAGGAAGGAGAGCCTGGTAGACAGGCGGCAGCTAGCCAGGCTAAGGCTACTGGCACGCTCGCATACGTGGTCAATCAAGATCCCAACAGTGACTTTGGATTCTCGGCTAAGGCGTATGACACGTCTAATCCCGATGATGTAGAGCAGCTCCGCGCTGCTGCTCGCAAGGGTGGACAGATCATGTCTGCTTCGCAGGCAGCTCAGTTGTTCGGCAAAACAGACGTAGCGTCTATGCGTGTCCAGCAGGCTTTGGTAAAGGCGCAAGTAGATGCTAACTCGCTCACTCCGGAGGGTATTAACCTCCTGGCTGGCAATTACGCTATTGACCCTAATGCGATGGCAAGACAGCCTCCCTCTGTACGGGCTCAGGTTCTCAATCGTCTCGCAAACGTTGGTGTTACTCCTACAGACATGGCGGCTGCTCGTTCGCAGCTGCGATTCCTGAATTCTGATGCGTCTACTGTCGGTAGACGGGCCGGTAACATCGATATCCTGCAAAATGAAATGCAGGGAATGGGAGACCAGGTACTAAAGACGCTTGGCGGTGTTACCCGCACCAGCTGGACGACCCTTAATTCCATGATAGCCACAGGCAAGGGAGCTCTCTCCGATCCAGGCGAGAAGGCATACGCTGGAGCGATTCAATCGTTTGTAAATACCTATGCTCGAGTAATCTCTGGTGGCACCGGTCAGAGCACTGACAGTGCGCGTTCGGAGGCTTGGGCTCTGTTGAACAAGGCGGATGGTCCGGCAGCTGTGAAAGCTGCGGTCAATCAGCTGGCCGTCAACGAGCTCGGGATTGTTAGACAGGCTTCGTCTACAGCCGTCGAGGCGCTGGCCCATCCTGAGAAGTACGGAGCAATCCTCAAGATCCAAGAGAAGCTCGGTTTCAAGGCCCTGGACGGAGATGACTCGAGGTTTACCGCTACGCAAGGCCAAGCCACTCCACAGCTACCTCCATCGCAGACACAAGGCCAGGGAGGTTTACCGGCTGGCTGGTCAGTGGTACAGCACTAAATGCCGTCCTTCACGTTTACATCTCCTGAAGGCAAGCAATACACCGTTAACGGGCCGGATGGAGCTACACAGGATCAGGCTTGGGCTATCCTGCAGCAGCAGTTGTCTGCGAGTGGTACTCAATCTACCCCGACTGGGCCTGTAGATGGGACTGGCAGACCTTGGCAGGACGATCCTGTTCAGAAGGCTGGTAGGTTCGTCAAAGAGTCTCTACAGTCTGGCGGCAGGATGCTGGTGCATGCCGCTACCGGTATTCCTGGGATCTTCGCCAACGGTGCAGCCGCCCTGGTCAATGAGGGGGCTAATGCTCTCGGCTATGACGCCCCCATCAAGAAGCTACCTACTCAAGACCTGGACGAGCGGCTAGAACCGGCTTTAGGCAAGGCCCCTCCCCTGGCTTCCGTAGGAGGCGTAGCAGAGGCGATTGGTTCCGGGGTACTCACGCCTGGGGCGCCAGCTACGGCAGCTACAGAAGCTGCAGAATCAGCTATAGCCCCTACTGTGACCCGTGGCCAGCAGCTTGCTACCCTGGCTAGGGAAGGGGTGCGGCTGGATAACGCCCAAGCCATGCCTAGCAGGCTGGCTACTACCGCTAAATTGGTAGCGAATGATGGGCCTTTTGGGGATGCGGCAGCCTTTAGACAGGCTCAGGCAGGGGACTTTACGGCCGCTGCCCTACGCCAGATGGGCATTAGCGATGCCAGAGAGGCTACGCCCGCAGTCATGCAGGCTGGTAAGCAGGCCCTGAAGGACACATATAACGCCGTAGCCGCTCGAAACGGGGTTGGGCTGGACGATCAGCTGGCCAGAGACTGGGATCGGATACGGGCTGATGCGACGAGCTCGCTCACTCCAGAGAATGCCAGGGTAATCACGAACAAGCTCGATGACATGCTCACCATGATGGAGCGCGGCGGGAGCCGGTTAACCGGTGAGGCATACCAGAAGCTGCAAAGCTCCTTGGGGCAGATCGCGAAGGACGGAGGGAAAGCCCCTTTCGTTACCGAGCTCCGTCAGGCTCTGACCAATGCCATGCAGCGCCAGGCGCAGGAAGGAGACGCACAGCTGCTTGCTCGTACCAATCAGCGCTACGCCGCTATGAAAGCCATTGAGAAGGCTGTGGACGACAATAACCAGGTGTCGCCGGCCAAGCTGTTCAATGCTCTGGATACCGTCAAAAACGCTAACCAGTCGGTCTATGGGCAGGGTCCTAATCAGCCTCTTATTCAGCTCGCCCAAGCTGGTAAGGCAATCCTGAGTAAGGATGTAGCGAACTCAGGGACTCCGCAGCGTGTGGCTGCTCTCACCGCTGCTACCAGTGCTGGAGCTGCGATCATGGGGCTAGCCACAGGACATTTCGATACTGCCGCGGAACTAACAAGCGCAGCGGTCGCCGCTGGATTTAGCCAGAAAGCCGCACAGGCTCTTGCATATACACAGGGCGGTAGACAGTGGCTGCAGAGATGGGCGCAAGCTCAGGCAGCGGCTGGCAGAGCAGGAAATATAGTCGCACCTGTTGCTCGGGGCGGCGCACTCGGGGCTGCTGAGACAGCAAACAATCAGTGACGGATAACGTCGAGTAGTGCTTTAACTAGCACTATCACCCCGACCAGCAGTAGCGGGAATGCTGTATGTGTCAGCACTCCGACAGCTAACAGCAACAGAGCTACCCAAAGCATTCTCAGTGCCCGGTTAGCGTCTTGTCTACGGCTGGCCAGAGGCGCGTAACAGCCTCTAGCGCTCCAAAAACAATAGCTAGCGCTACCCAAAACCGTACTCGTTTCTTTGTCTTCTCTTCCATTCCGGGAGCACTCCATACATTGGACAGAGCGCGTCTTACCACACGTCTAAAGCTAAAGGAAGGGCTTAGACTGAATGCGTACAAAGATAGCCTAGGCTTTTGGACAATCTGCTACGGGCATCTACTCGGGCCGGCTCCTGTCCCTGCTACTGCAACCTGCGATCAGTGCAGCAAATACCTCGAGAAGGACTTAGACGAGGCTATACGGCTGGCCGGCCAGTTCGACTTCTACGCTGATCTCGATAGCCCACGACAAAACGTAGTTGTGGAGCTCACTTTTAATCTGGGTAGGAAACTTCTCAAGTTCGGAAGGTTCCTGCATTTCATGCAGATCGGCAGCTATGAGGCTGCAGGCCAGGAGCTGAAAGACTCCTTGGCATACAAAGAAGAACCGAAACGCTTCGACGAATTGATAGATGCACTCACCACGGGAGAGTATCCGGTCTAACTATGGGATTCCTCAGCACAGTAGCAAGCGCTCTTGGCGCTGGTGCCAGCAAGACGGTAACTGACACTGTTACCGGTGTGGCCAATGTCGTAGAGAAATGGGCACCTACGGAGAAAGACCGAGCAGATATGACTGTAGAGCTCAATAAGCTCGTAGAGTCAGCTCGGGCCTATAACCCCACCTCTCCAGGAACAGGAAAGGCCGCTGAGTTTATCAACGTCTTTGTAGACTCAGTTACCAGGCTCATCAGGCCGGCCGTGACAATCATCATCTTCGGCGGGCTGTTTGGCTTCTGGCATATCGGCGTGAAGTCTACCGATCCGTGGATTGTCTCCTGGGGTGAGGATCTTATGGCGTTCTGGTTCGGCGCTCGCACTGTCCTTAAGGACTTGCCGTCCTTCGTGAAGACGATGCGGGACGTGATGAAGGCATAGCTATGGACCACGTAAAAGCCGTAGCCGGTACTGGTCTAGCCTGGGGAGGGGTAGCCTTGTCTTTTGTTGAGAAGCTGACGCCTATCCTACAGGTTATTGCCCTGTGCCTGGCGATCACGGCAAGCATAACAACTATTCGGCTGAATCGACGCAGGTCTAAGCAGATTGGCAAAGAATGATATCCGTGTTCCTGTCGCCTACACCTCCTACCGTCTAAAACCTCGAGATAAAATCAAGCCTCTAGGGCTAACCAAGTTCGGCAAAAAGACAATCAGTGTGTCTAAGGCCCTGTCTGACCATGGCCAGTGGTCTAATACCTTCTGGCACGAGTGGATACACGCCGTTACTTATGAGGGTGGGTATGACGGTCTCAATGATAACGAGGCTTTTGTAGAGTTCATGGCCGGGGCACTCATGCGAATGTTCACTGATCCTGTGGGACGTGCTCTAATTGAAAGAATGCTCAAGCATCTAGACACACAGCCAAAAAAGAAAGGCCGGAAGCGCTAAACGCCTCCAGCCTTTACCAGTCTCTCCCGATTGCCCGGCCTTAGTGCCGGGCTTTTTTATGCCTGTCTACTTCGCCTTGACTTCGATCAGCACGCCGAGATAAGCAAAAGACGACAGATCACGAGATTGTGTCTGGGTCGCTGTCGTCCTGGTCTGCGATTGCGTCTCGCGGGTCAGTAGATATGCGGAGCTCGAAATTAGGGCTACCAGAATTGCGGTTACTGTTAGCGGAAATTTCAGAATTTTGTCTAACATTGACTCCCATCGCTGTAAGAATGCCGAACCATTGAGATTCAGCCTTTTGTACCTGTTCCAGCTCGAACTTCAGTTGTTGAAGCTGCGCCGCTAGTTCCTCAGCCCGTCTATGTGCCGTGTCGTACTGCACACGGACATAGGCGCTAGGGTCTAGCGCACTAGACGTTGGGCTCTGGACTGATGAGACACTTGGGCGTGCAGAAGTCTCCATGGTCGGAATAGCCGGAACAGAAGAACTCAGGGCCTGCCCTGACGAGTCCACCAGGCGCGCAGGAGCTTTGGCACGTGTCTCCTGCAGGTTCCTCCGAGCTCTGGTAGCTGCCTGCGAGCTGTCCGCTACTATCTGCCCCCTGACTGCTTCCGCCCACTGAATGCCAGCTGTCGTCTTGTCGCTTTCCTGTATCCAATTGCTCTCGAGCTCCCTCCCACTCGGTAGCTTCGTCTTGAAACGAATCCGGCCAGAGCTGTCCTGTCTCTCGATTACAGTAGCTTCCATAATGGACCGATCGTTTACTTGGCTCTCTTCGATGGCTTCCATTCACTTGTCCGGAGCGGCTCTGGATTGATTCCATTCCTGCATGAACTCGAGAGCTCGTTTCACTGCCTGCTTGTCCAGCTGCTTAGACAGGACACTCTGTCTAATCTCCACCATCAGCTGTATATCAGGCTCGAGGAATTGTTCTTGGTTAGCCATATTTCCTTCTCAGGTAATCCATGCTCAGCGGCATAATGTCGTACATGCCGTTTTCAACTTCGTTCAGGACTACAAGTCCTCTCCACTCCCCGTTTCCCTGGGCACCGCGATAACGTTCATCGTGAAGGTAGAAACTCCCTGCGACGAGTCCATGCCTGGTAAGTTTCCCGGGAAATTGCCGTATGCCGTAGAGCAAGCCCTGTTCGTGCCCCTGCACAAACGACTGGCCGATTTTGTTAAGTCTGTTATCAATGCTTCCGCCAATCGGTCGCCCGGAGTGTGTGTTAGCGAAATAGTGAGAGTAAGCAATTCCGTCTATCTCCACAATTTCTAGGAAAGAATGCCGCTCAAAAGTGTTCGTTTTGAGCTGATCTAAAGAAATAACTCCGTCGAGCTTGGGTTCCTGTTGCAACCGTCTGGTAATCCTGTCTTCGTGATTACCGAATAGAAAATGTAACTCCGGTTCCCATCGCTTACGATGTCCGCTCCTTCTGCGGTCCATCTCAGTGAACATCGGATCAGTCAATACCATAAACTGATAATTGCCGAACTCGATATCTTCCTTGATACGCTTGCCTTCTGCTTCTGCACTTCCAGGAGCATTATGGCTAGACAAGCTAGGCATGTCCCACCAGTCACCGATTACGACAATCACATCAGGCATGTAGTCAACGATTGCCTGTGCTGCCCATCCTATGTGCTCTGTTGGAACCCCTAGCCGTAGCTGTGTATCTGGAATGATTAGGTGCCGCCTCACTCCTGGCGTTCCTTTACGCCCGACCGCAAAAGTAGCTCGAGAGTAGCCATAGCGTTCCAAGCCCTATGAGCAGCATGGAGGAGACGGCTATCCTCAGCGTACAGCTCACCAGAAAGATGAGCGTCGGAGTGACGACCCAAAGCGTCTTCATAGCGGCCAGCCGCGCCTTCAACGCGCATCCAATTCTTATCGCTGTACTCAACTTTGTACTTCTCTTTCCCAAACCGGCTGACATTGGCAACGGCTGCCTTTGCCAGCGGAAAGTAGGCGTCAAAGCCCTGGGCTACTGGTGCTTTACCTGAATCGAACTTTTTTCCAGCCTCAGGCACATGCACTGAGCCGTTGGCTACCATCTGTAGGTTGCCCGGCTGTTGGGCTGCTTCTCTCAACACTTTCCCCATCTGTCTCCTCTCTCGGAATCTTTCCCACTCCTCCGCATGTGTCGCAGCCAACGTTCTCACGAATGACTTGCTTACCTCTGCGGTGAATCCTATAGCCATAGCCCTTACAGCACGGACACGTTACTGTGCTGGCGTTGTATGCTCGCTGTTCCGGAGTGCTCCACAGCTCCGGTAGCTTCCGTGGGTCGTAGCTGAATGCCTGATAGAACCCTGCTTCGTTTCTTGGACCGATTGGCTTGAACATTTCGCTTTACTCGCAGATAGATACCCCTGAAGCTCTCGGGAGTCACCCGGTACTGAACAGCCTTTCCCTCCTGTAGCTCTCCATTCAGCGTACTGTCGTAGCGCTTGGAATCGACTAGACCGCGTATATAGGTAGTATCTAGAGCCGACGAGAATCGTTCACCTAGAGCTAGCCGGATATTCCGTCTAATGCGCTTCGCCTGCTTGTCGTTCAAAGCATCACCACAGCTGCTATATCCGCTATGGCATATCCGACAAATAGTCCCATTAGGGCATATTTACCGCTGCCATAGCCGTAGACAGCAAGCAGAATGTCTATGAGCGCTTTAACCCCTCCCGCCAGGATCATCAGGCTACGTTCCAATCCGGCACCCTCCCGGACCACACAACAGCCCTGACTCGTAGGTATTTCCTGGCCCATTCGGTGATGGTGAGCTTGGGAGTGACCCTGTAGTCGCGTTCAAAGATGAAGCGCAAATCAACATCCGGCCTGGCTTTTCGGAGACTACGGAGAAGCGAACGTTGCTCGGCCCGTAGATAGCCCTTAACCTCGACAAGATGACTTGCGGCTTGTAGTCCGCTGCGTTCCCTATCGTTTTCTGTACTAACAGAAAAGTCCGGGAGGTAGCTGTGTCTTTGAACCACTTCGCAAGAGTCGCATTTGGTGCAAGCACCGTTTCTAACGGCACTCGTATAAAATAGGCGATCTTGCTCTCCTGCTCGGCGGATGTTTTGTCCGCTCCGCTGGTACTCGAGGAAGACGGCATATTCAAGCTTGCTATCCCACTCTGTTCCGTCTGGCGCCAACCAGCGCATATCCCGTCGTTTTGTCCCAACCTTGCGGCCAGGAACGTCAAGCCTCTTACGTGCTTTCGGCATAGCTCCTTATGAATTGCTCCGCGACTTGCGGGACGATTGCATTGCCGTAGCCCCTGAGCAGTCCCACGCGACCGGATACCCCATCAGCCAACGGGAATGTGCCGGATTCAATTGGCCTATATTTCCCGTCTGTGCAGTAGATCCATTCGCAGATAGACGCGCCGCGTCTATCAATGTCAATCCGTCGTGATGCTTGCTGTTCGGATTGTTTCGCTTTGCCGTGCGATTGGCCCCGGCCTTTGAGTCGTTTACCGTTGAAGTCGGCCAACCAGTAGAGCCGTTGCCGGATGTGCGGAGCACCGACGCCCGCCGCGCTAAGATCTGATGCCCCGAAGGAGTAGCCCTGTGCTTCCAAGTCAGCCTGAACAAGGTCGATCCAAGCGAGTCCAGCCTTGCTCGCAACCTGCTCTCCAAAAATGACTGTAGGCTTTTGCTGTTCGATGAGATGGAACCAGGCTGGCCACAGATGCCGCTCGTCAGCAAACCCTTTTCCTTTACCTGCCTGGCTGAAAGGTTGGCACGGGCAGCTACCTGTCCACACAGCCCTATCGTCTGGCCAGTCTGCAAGACGGAGTGCATAGCTCCATCCGCCGATACCGGCAAAGAAGTGATGCTGACTGAATCCATTCAGATCCGCGGGGTAGACATCTTCAATACTCCTCTCGTCAACTTCTCCGTAGGCAATCTGCTTGTCCTTAATCAGCTCGCGAAGCCAAGCAGCTGCTTTCGGATCATTCTCGTTGTAGTACGCCTTAGTGCGGCTTGAGCTGCCCATAGGCCCCCAACCAAAGCTCTTTGGCAGCTTTCCAATCAAGTCGAAGCAGCTTCCATCCTTTTTCCCGCAGCTCTAGAGCTTGCGGACGGATCTCGTAGGGGTCTACGAAGTCCATCCCCCTTTCCGGGATGAGCTCTGCAGCCTCGATGAACAGAGCTAGCCAGTCTGCCTTAGTAGCCTCTTGCGTCTTCTCGAGCGGCAGACCGAACGTCTGTCTAATGTCTTTGTCTAACTCCTTCTCGATGCGCCGCAGATCAGGCAAGAGTTGTTTGAATGGTGAGGAGACATCAGGTAGCACGCTTTCTGCAGCGTCATGCATAAGTCCCTCGAAGGGACTCCCCCCGGTGACATCCCGCATGAGGGAGGCAACAAGCACGGAGTGCTCTGCAACGGAGTAAAACGTATCCGCATGTCCTCGATAGCGCGCAGTCTGCGCCATGCTGTGAGCCATCCACCTAGGATTCCATGTAGGACGGTTGATATAAAATCTACCGCCCTGTGTGTGAATGTACGGATCTTGAGGCGTCTCACTGCTGCTTCTTAGATTGGTGTAGTATTGGCTTTGCGAGGTAATATTCTTCTTGTCAAGTAGCACCCGTGAATTCCAGTGTCCTTCAACCGCCACGGAACACATCCCCGTTGAAGTATAGATTCATATCTGTCCTTGCGCGGTCCTGCAGCTCTCCGTTAATAGCAATCTCCAGCTGCGCGAGCTCAGTTGTGCTCATGTCCGGAATCGCTTCAATGATCACCTCGACAAGCGCATCATTCGCGAGCTCGTCAAGGTCAATAGTCACTTTCGCATTGCTCAATCTTCTTTCGCTCCACTCCTGCCGGCGCCCAAAGCACGCACGGCGTGTCTTGCATCCAAACTAGCTGTGCTGTCTCGAGAGCTACCTCTACAGACGGCTGCTCTCGATACGGACATGTCGAAAACTTCTTGCTCTTTTCGTACTCCTGGACCAGAGCCTGGAACATCTGAGTTTCCGAGAATCCCTGTCTAATCCACTCGTCTACGATCTTTGGAGCTCTGTCCGGTCCTACCCTCCAACATCCTGGTATGTTGTCCGTAGGATCTCCTGCCAGGGCTTGAATCCAGAAAGCCCTATTGGCGTCATCTTCTGACACGTCATAGGAAACCTTCTTTGCGTAGTCGTAGTGCCTGCCAGGTATCTGGTCTAAGTCCTTGTCTATCGTTGCAATGACGTAGGGAATCTTTTGGAATCTGTAACGATTAGCCCTGATGGCTATCTCGTCGTCCGCTTCCCTGGTCTCGACAATCACAGCCCCCCATCGGTCTACCATATAGTCGCGGATGTTCTGGTAGTGGACTGGCCGTGGCATCTTGCGATTTCCCTTGTACGGAGCCTGCTTGGCTATCGCATGCCTGAAATTTCCCTTGCCCATGCTGTCAGACAGAATGATGTGTAAATCATCGCTATGAGCTACTCGCCCAATCTCCTGCAGCAGGGCCTTCGTGCTGTGCAGAGCATTTTCTATCGGCTCTGGCGTGACTTCCTCGTCTTCAGCGACTATGACGCTACCGGGATGTTCTCGTAGAAAGTCGTTCCGCTCAGTCTTACTGGTAAAGCGGGTAGCCTCCATGGAGCCATCTGGCATTTCGATAACACAATGGAGAATCCGTGACTGTGATGCATACCCAATTCGGTAAACAATCGGATCTCCGTCAACCAATACTTGAGTCGCGCTCAAGCTCTGCTTGCTCCAGTTCTTCCTCCAGTTCTTCCCGCTGTATCAAGTCTAGTTGGAGTAGATTCGTAGCCTGGTGTATAGCCTCTACTCCCAATTCCTGAGCCTTACGTTTCCGCGCGCCAGAGTCGGCAATCAAGGTGCCAACCATTGAAGCAAGCAGCATCGTCTGAACGCGTTCGAAGTCTGTTAGCATTACTGAAACCTCGGGATACTCAATCCATTCCCTGTCTGTTCTTCCTGCTTCTTCTCTAGCTTGTAGCTACGGGCTGCATACTCCTGTGATGCATCCGTTGCGTTCTGCAGCTCTACTTGGGCCTGCACTGTGTGCGCAATGGCCTGTCCAAGTCCCGAAGCAGTACCGTAGATAATCCCGTGCTTCTTGTGCTGAATGATGTACCGCACCAGCAGCTCCGGCGCTGTCCCTTCAGGCCCAGACGATAGCCGGCCCAAAACGACTCGATAGTCTGGAGTTTCAAACACTACATTTAGCCGCTCTGCCTGAGCGGGAGCCTGCCCGAATCCTTCTTTCTTCTCAGCCATTGTTACCTCCGGTAACTAGGTTGCTAACTACGACTATATTAGCTGCCATCAATACTCACTCCCGTTGCTCGGCTGTTCCTGTTTCTTTCCATCTGCTGGAGGAATCCCGTCTGCTGCTGAGGTGTCTACAATGCCAGCATCCGCAACATGCTGAAGAACTCGGCCAGTCAACACATCGTTGTAGAACTTGACGGTTTCCTTATCGATTGACGCACTGATTTCTGCATAGCGCTGAGCCTGTCCGGCCTTTGTCTTCGCCGAGCTCATGGGCAATCCATCGTGCTGCAGGAGCAGCCCAATCTTCGCAATAGCCATTTCCTGGCTGTGCTGCCAAACGATCTGGCCCTGTCTATCAGTCGCTGAGCCTTGCTGCGCTCCGGTCGAGGTGGCAGCAGCTTGGCTAGCGCCAGACTGCGCCCCATTTGTCTGCTGATTTCCTTGGACCACAGACTTGGAATGAACAATGCGTCCACTTCCTTCGACGTAGACAAGGAATCCGTTTTTGTCCTTGTCTGCTGAGACGTTGATTCTGTCTCCTTCTTCAAACGGAGGCTCCTTATCGAATCCGAATGTAATCCAGGTCTCTTCTCCACTATCCTGGATCAGTAGGAAGCTGTAGACCGTGCCAGACTTACGCCCTTTGTAGGGCTTAGCCACCAGCTTTTTAACAACGCCTTCTAACTGCATTACTTTCGTTTCACCTCTCTACCGTCTCTGTAAATATCCCAACTTTCCTCAGGGCCTTCGCCCCAATGCTCTCCAATCTTTAGACCGATCCCTAGCGGTACCTTGTCGAATTCAAATCCGTAGACTTTGCTCAGGTAGTTGTAGACATCGTGTGTGAACGCTTGCTTGCTGAGCCTCTTAAAGTCCTGTTGCGCTTCAGGATGGATCTCACTCGGCGCTGAGTCGTGGACAAGGTTGACAATCCGAATTCGTTCATCAAGTCCCTCAGCACCGATTCGATGCCATAGGTATACAACCGCAATTGGTACAATTTCGGCTGTAGCGAGCGCTTGAACCGGGTAGTTGTCAACTGCTGACTCGACGTTAACTCTACCTCTTGAATCGCGTCGCGCAGTAGGCCAGTAGTAAATAAGGCCCCAGGGAGTGACAAGTCGCTTTGTTTCGACTGCTTCATTTACCCATTGCTCCTGAGTCTTAGCAATGCCGTGATATCGGTTGCGGAAGTAAGCGTAATAACGCTCCTGCTCAGGCGTACCATACTTCCCTCCGTAGAGCGGTTTGTAAGTGTCAGGTTTGGCAAGCTGGCGCCAGTCGTCCCGGCCCATTGCTTGAGCCTCCTTCTTTTCTCGCTTAACATCGTCGATACTGCAGTTATGCAGCACGGAGGCTGTGAGTAGATGGGCGTCAAAAGTAGGATCTGTAATATCCGCAATGGCTTGCTCGTCATTCCCAAGGACGGCTGCCACTCTAAACTCAATCTGGCTACCATCAGGCTCTCCTATTAGCCATCCTGGACGCTTTGCTCGTAAGAGCTTCTTCAGCAGCCGGGGGAAGTTCTGGAACTGCACACGGCGCTCAATAGGCTTTCCAGAATCATCCAGCTGATTGCGAAATACGAGAGGTACGCCAGAACTACTAGTGCGATGAGTCGCCGTTCTTGTCTGGTTGATTTCTCCGTAGAAGACTCCGCCATACTCCTCCGCTACTCCCCTGAAGAATTCAAGATTTTTAGACAGGATTGCCTGAGTCTTTCCAAGCTCTTTGCGGAGAGACAAGAAAGCTCGTTGTCTAGCTGTTGTTGCAGTGAGCTTATCGAGAGTCTTGTTATCTGTGAGAGGCTGACCGTCCGGAAACTGCTTGGACGGGGCGTTGCGCTTTGGCTCTCCTTGCTTGTTAGCGAGCTCCTTAAATCCAAGTCCTCCCTCCTTCGGGCTGGAGTAGAGAAACTTGGCCATCTGGGGTACAGAGCGCGGATTAATTCCTCCGGTGAGCTTGTCCATTTCTGCAAGCTGCTCAACCAATTTGGCGGAATATTTCTTATACTCGGCATTGACAGCCTCCGGATCTACCGCCATTCCTTCCTGCTCAATATCCGCAAGGACAGGCGTCAGCAGGCACCGCGTGAACTGAACAGGAAGCAGCCCACGCTTCTGCAGCTCTATCCGCTGAGATAAAAACACCTGCTCAGTAGTTTCTACGTCCTGCTGGCACCTGCCCTGCAGCCATGGCCGAGGGATAGACACGGGATTGATCCCATTGTGTATCATGATATCTACGGCCGGATCTTTAACCGGTAGACCGCGACGTCTACAAACGGTGTCTAGGTTAACGCTTCGTGGAGGCATCCCTAGCTCGGCGCTTCCAGCAACTAGATTGCCTAGCAACACATACTCGCCAAGCATTGTGTCAAACACTAGTATCTGCCGTAGATCGGCCCCCATCCGTTTGAGCCATCCGAGCTCGTACTTGCAGCCGTGGCAGACGAGGAAATCAGCTAGGCTAATCGCATGCAGTAGATTGGACTGCTCGAGCTCATTACCCCACTCGCATTTGACAGAGGTGGAGCGATGTAGAAGGTTATTCCAAGGATGGCCCGGCCCTGCGTTCCAGCAAGCCAGTAGCAACTGATTGTCCTTGTGGACAGGGTGTCCATAGTCTCCGTGGCTTGTGTCTGTCTCGAAGTCCAAAACAACGTAGTTGTTACTGAGAAATATTTCCGGATTTAGATCCGTCAGAAACTTCGGCAACGATCTCTGCATTCCATCCCTTGCTAGTGCAATAGGCTAGAATCTTCTGCATAGGCCATCTGGCCATGTATTGCACTATCGGAGCTGCGTGACTTCCTACTACCACGCCGGCCACGAAGTGAGGGGCTGAAACACGGATTAACATTTCACGCCCCATATTAGTAGTATCGTCAGTTTTCCGAATTTCGTACACCATTAGGCTCCATCCAGTTCACTTGTGTTCGTCGTCCACCCATCCGCATTTCGTGCAGATACCTCCAGTTGGAGCGAGGTAGTTGCAGCTTGCATGCGCCACGCCCGGATCTGGACGTGTAGTGGCTTTCTCAGATGTGCTCGCGCCGAATTTGATGACTCGCCTGCCGTTAGCTCCCTCTATCCGTAGCTCATCGGCGGGCATAGATGGCTCCAGCACGAATCGGATTGGGATGCCACAGAACACGCTGAGGAGCGCTCCCGTTTCCACTTGTCGCATGGGTCGGCAAGCTTCTGTCAACGCATGGCATCGTAGGCACTCAAACTCAGTGACTTTGAAGTAGGGTTGAGAGCACGACACATCATGGACTGCCTTGCAGTGTGAGCACTCGAACCGCGCAGACCACACGTGCAGCGCGGGCGTCTCGTCAGAGACTGGGGCGAATCCCGCCCCTGTTGCGAACAGCGCTTCATTCGCGTTCTGGTATGCGTAGTCATTGTCGCGTTGAGTGTCTTCGTGACTTTTACGCCGCAATTGGAGT